TACTGTACTGTTTTCAGGTTGCATTGAAAAGATTCCATTGTTTGTTATATTCACACCAGCATAAGGTAAATATTCTACCATAGCCCAATATATTAACATATCTTTAACGTGGTCTTTTACCAAATTAAAATAATTAGGATTATCTACCAAGGTTAAAGTTCCAGCAGTAATTAAACTTTCAATTTTCTCCATTAAATCAGTACCTAAATAGTTCTGGATATGTATATCTTGCGCAATACGAATATAGGGTAAGAATTTGTCTGCATCGAGCGAACCATTTGCAGTTGTAAATGTAACTAAATCTTGTCGTGATATAAAAAGTGCTTTTGGCATTATCTAGCGTCTTTTGGTAAATTTTTATTTCTTGGACTAAATCCTTTTCTTGGCATATCAGTTGGTCGTTGAGCTACTCTTTTATCATTTTCAGGATATCTAGCAGCATCACGAACACCATCTTTTATTGGTAGTTTAGTAATCATTTTTCGGGCTTGTCCAACACTAATTTTTTTATTATTTTTTCTTAAATAAATGTTTCTAATCCAGCCGTGCTGACATCTAGCTCCCCCCTTAAAAAGCCACACATTGTAGGTTGATTTTCCTTTCTCTGCAAGTTCTGAATTTGCACTACTTTCTTTGTCTAAATCTTCTTTACGATAAACCTTTGAAGCTGCTACCATTTTTTTACAGAACTCTCTTGAATTTGCACTTACCTTTTCAGGAAAATATTTGTATCTAATTTTAAAAATAGAAGTATCTTGTTCACTTTTCCTTTGTGGTGAGGATTTTATAACACTAGCAAATTCAAAGTGACTTAAAATATTATCTTCATTATCAGTTGGCATTGAACTATCAATTAATTCCCATTCATCTTCATTAACAACCTCTCCAGCTTCAATAATTTCATCAGCAATTTTATTCAAATCATTGTCAGAAATACTATGAAAGCACATTTTATTAATTGCTAATTCAAGGTTTTCATCATCCTCTTGCTTTATACCAGTTTCTTCTTCTTTTGTTTCTGCATCTAAATCATCATCTAAATCCATAAACTCTAAAGGTTCAATGGTTTTAAAATACAAATTCAATGAAATATTATTTACTGCAAACAATTCATCCAATGCATCTAAAATTAAATCTTGATAAGGTTTTATAACAACATTATTAAATAACAAACTAGCATTTTTGATTTCATCAGCATTTGAACCTAAACCATTGTTACCATCCCTTAAACCAATTAACAAAGGAGAAGTAACTCTATGTGTTACAAGTATTTTTCTTGTACACTCTTCTGACAGATAACTGTAATGCTCTGGAGCATCTGTTAAGCTTACATCATCAATTGTAGTTTTGCTTTCAGCATTGTTGTTAAAACTAACAATTACTTTTTCTCCATAACTTCCTGTAAGCTTCTGTAATATCTGAGCTTTTATTTGTTGCATTTTTATTTCAGAAGGAATCCCATTAGAAAAATTAATAATTTTTGTGCCTGAAAATGATGCCTGTGCTTCGTTTATTAAGTAGTCTGCAATCTCTTTTTCTAGTGTAGCATAAGAAGTTTGATAATCTGCTGGTGAGTAATAGAAGTAACCACTTACATATCTACGAACAATAAATATTTCATTAGTTGCACCACTACCAAATACAGGAAATTTTTTAAGTTCTGTTTGCTTTGTTACTTTTGTCCAGTCAGCACTGTATAAATAATTTTTTATTTTACCATCTTCACCACACTTTTCTGCTCTTAATGTTTCTCTTGGAAAATGTGTAATACTTGCAATTTTATCACCTGAATAAGTTACCTGAAAAGCACCTTCACCCAATAATTTTAAATCCTGAACAACCCTTCTTAGTTCTTTGGGTTTTAAGATTTTTTTCATTTCAGCATACTGCTCTGGCTTTCTGTTGCTATCTGTTGCATCTAACCCTTTGCCATATATTTGGTTTACAATACCATTTATAACAGCATTGTTTGTAGTGCTATCCATATAAGCATCTATTAAACTTTGATAATAATCATTGTTATCACCAATGCCAACCCAATCCTGATTCTTTTCTTCAGTGATTGTTGGTCTTTCGTAGCTGCTTAGTTGTATTAAGTGAACATTATCCATTATGCGTAAATGTATTCGTTATCTCCAGTTGAGGTTTCAGTGTAAACATTGTTGCTTATGTTGAAAGTGCTTACTGTTTGGTCTGTTGCAAAAATTTTATCTTTAAATACTAATGTATTGTCAGTTGTGTTTCTTACCTCATAGGTGTAAAAATTAGCTTCTGTAAGAGCTTGTGTAGTGCTGTAGGTGTAGTAATAGTCAACTTCTGAAAAAGTTGCATTAGAATCAGTAAAAATAACTTTATTTAATTCCTCAGATTTTATCACTAGTGAATATGTTTTAGCACCAGAGAATTTTTCTCTTGGTACTAAATTAATCAATCTTGTTCCAGTTGTTGTTATTACTTGCATTTTTTTTAATAAAAAAAGGGTAGATTATCTTCCAACCTACCCTTCCTTAACAAACACTAATTATTAACTATACTACCTATGAATTAGTACCCTGTACAATGGTAAATGTTCCAGACATTCCAGCAAATGGGTCACCAGCTACTGCACTTTCAATAAAGTTTGCAGGCATTTTCTCAGTACCAGCAAGAGTTAAAGTATATCCACTCAAATCTCCCATTGCAGCACCTGTTGAAATTGTTCCACCTGTTACTTCACAGCCAAAATCTACTCCACACATCATACAATTCCCGTTGTAATCCTCAACTACTATGTGAGGTCTTCCAAAAGAAATCAATTTTAATTCTTTGTTGTCTTCTTTGCTTAATTTAGGCAAAGTTAAAGTTATAGTTTGTTCAAAAAAGGTTGTTCCATTTTCTCTAGAACTTGTAATTGCTTGTTCTAAAGAGCTGTTGCCTTTTACATCATATTGGAATGCTGAAGCAGTTCCAGTCATATTAGAAATTTCATCCCCAGAGTTCAATGTTACTGTTCCAAGTGTACCAAAGTTTAAAAAATAAACTTTAGTAATCCCCCCAATAACATCTTTACAAGGTACTTTTCTTCCTACAGATAAATCACAAGCCATCTTGTTGTTTTTTAAAGGTTAAAAATAGGGGAGCTTTTACACTCCCCAAGTTAATTAAGCGTATATAACTACGTCTTCAGCAATTCCAATTTGAACACCAGCTGTAAATCTCATAACAATTCTAACGTTCTGACTGCCGTCAATTGAACCCATATCCAGAAGTTTAACTTCGTTATGGTCAGAAAGTAATCCAGTTCCGAAGAATAGGTTGCTTTTCTGTGCAGCCATCATTGAATCATCTGGTAATCCAGAACCAATTACAACTTTTACACCATCATAAGAAAGTGCTCCATTGTTCCACCATTGTGTTCCTTGTGCATTAACACCATTTGCTCCTAAGCCATTGGCACCAAATCCGCCAAGTGCACGAACATAGAGCTTTGCAGCTTTTCTTGAAACGTAGATATGTAAATCTTCTTTTCCATAAACTCCACTCGGTATGGCATCGACCACCTTGCCCATCTCATCAATAATATTTGACGATGTAAGAGGTGAACCAGATACTGCGACAGTTCCAGCACCACCAGCAGTAGCTAAGTAGTAAAAGCCATCAAACTCACCAGCGTTTCCAGTTTGTCCACTCCAGATGTTTTGTTCTGTTTTCTCAGCAACCAATCCAGCAACGTGTGCTAGGATGAAATCAGAAAATGCAGGTGGCAAGTTATCATAAGCACTGAAGCCCATTTGAACTGCTTCCCAATCACTTCTAAAATCTTTTTTACAAAGATTCAAGTTAATCTGAAATTCTTCAGGTTGTAAAATTCTTTCTGTTAATGTTAAAGTTCCAGTTGGTGTAAAGTCACAAGTTGCATCTTTGATTACATTTGCATCAGTTGCTACTTTCTTTAAAACCTCTTTGAACTTAACATTAGGTTTTACGGTAATTAAACCATTTTCAATTGTTGAACCACTCAATAGAGCCGCAGAAATATACTTTCCAGCAAATTCACCAGCGTAAGTTGAAGTGATTGAAGTTGTTGTCGCCATTTTTCTTTTTTTTAATTAATTACTAGCTATTTTACTAAAAACTCTATCCATTGTAGTTTCAGTACGTTTTTGACCAAATAAAAACTTTCCTTTTTTGTTTTGCTCAGTTTCAGGATTGTGCTTTATTGGTTCAACTGCTTCCTCTTTGGTTGCAGATAATTCAGTTTCTTGAAGTTCTTCTTTAACTTCTTCAGTTGCAGTTTCTTCAGACATTTCTTCTTTTTCTTTGCCCATTTTATCAATCATTGCTTTGATTTCATCAACTGCCTTGTTAAATTCTTCCTTGGTAACATATCTCATTTCATCTTTCTCCTCTTCCTTTTCTAATTCAGCAGCTTCAACTTCCTCTTCTTCTTCTTCTTTTTCTGCTTCAACCTCTTTAATTTCTGATATTAACCCTTCTTCTTTAACCACAAGAACCATATCGTTCTCTAGTTTGTATTCACCTACTGGAAGTGCAATTTGTTCTTCTTCTGATTTTATAAAGATTGCTTCACCAGCTTTAAATTCTTCAGCTACCAATACAGTACCGTTTTCAAGTTTCATTTCAGCAAGATTTACTGATTCTTCAGCAAGTTCTACACCAACTATGCCTTTTATTTTGTTTAGAATTTCTGTTGCTTTCATACTTTTAAATGTAATTGTATACTATTAATGTAAAAAAAAGTGCAAAGTGTTATACCCAACACTGATTTTAAAGAAAAAAAACAAAAAAAAATTAAAAAAAGTGTAAAAACATTTGTAGTATAAATATATTTACATATATTTGTATAAACAAACAAACAAAAAACGCTATGAATAACTTTTGGAATCAAGAATACAACTACAAAATGAAAGATTTAAGAGATGATTTTAAAAAAGATGTATATAATACTTTTTTAGAATTTGATTTAGAACCAAGTGAAGTTTCTGATTTACATTATCAACTTATTTGTGAAATAATAGGTGACTATACAATTCAAGGCGAGGATGAAAATGAAAGAATAAAAAGACTTGAATATGCTTATAACACAAATGTTTATAAAACAGAAGTAATTGAAACAACTGATTTAAAAACTGGTAAAAAATTTATTAGTAAAAGTTTAATATTATTTGTAAAACCTCAAGACATACAAGCACACATTGAAAAACAAAATTATTATTTAAATAAAAGTAAAAATCACAAATTTAAAATTTGGATAATAAACCCCACAGAATATACAGTAGACGGTGAAACTTTTATAAAAGCATAGTAAAAATATTTTTAAATAGCTTTTTTATGCCTGTGTTTTACCTATTCCCTGTGCTCCAATGCTACCATCACAGCAAGAAATACTGTATCTTTTGCCATCTTTACATAAACAACCTCTTCTTCCACCTTTTGGTGATGTTCTACTTGGGATATGTGTTTCTTTTTTTCTTCTTTTAGTTTTCATTCTATTTGTTTTTAGGTGATTTAGGATGTTTAGCTGGTAACAAATCAAAGTCTCCAGTGTATTTTGGATTTTGTGGTCTACCATTTCTTACTAAATACAAGTATGCATTTACTCTTGCTTGCGCCCAAGCTGTTGGTGATTTAATTCTAGGGCTGTGGCTTGTATTAAATGCTCCTAAACCCCTTTGAAATACTGCTTTCAATTGCCCAATAGTAACACCATAGCCAAGTTTCTTTTTATACCTTTCATTAAAATCATCTGATTTCTTTTGTAGTGCTGCTTCATCTTTCTTGCTAACCTTTGCACCTCTGCTTGTTGATGCATCTCCCCTTGCTGTTCCTTTGCCTTTTGGATTTGGGTTTGGTGTTCCTGACTTTGGAGCTTTTGGACTTTTTCTAATTCCACCTCTTGGACCAACTTCAGCCATTTTTACACATTTACCTTCCTTGTTTTTTTTATAACCCTTTGGGCATTTAGTTTTATACATTTCATCCTTAACGTGGTACTCACAAGGCATATACCAAGTTTTTCCTTCAAACTCGTGTGTGTGAAATCCTTTGCAACCTATGTTTCTTGCCATCTCTTCAGCTTTCTCTTGTGTTGAGTATGCCAACCTATCATCAATAATTGCAAATTCATCATCAATAACCATCGAGGCAAGTTCAATTTCACCTAGTTCTTTTAATTTACTTTTACTCCACCTCAACGCAGCTTTACCGCCCCATAATAAATAGCTGATAGTTCCACAAGCTTCTGTGTTGGCTTCATCATAATATTCTCCAGCCCTTGATAAATAACTATACATTCTTTTTATAGTATCTACACTTACAGCTCTACCAGCAGCCAAGTCAGCACTACGCATCTTGCCTACATCAGTTGCACATTTGTTGCCTACCTTTTCATTTAATTCTCTACCTCTTTTAGCATTGTTACTTACTGCTTGTGGATAATCTGTAAAGCTTTGTAATTCTGTTTTTTTGGTAAATAAGTTTTTAATCTCTTCAATCTTTTTCAATGCTTCTTGCTCTTCAGCATCAATTGCACTTAGCTTTGCTTTGTCAGCAAAATACCCCTCAATGCTAAACCCTTTTACCTTGCCAGTCTTTACAAAATCATTCCAAATTTCATTATTATTTACCTTCATTGAAATCATCCAAGTACCCTCTGGAACATCTAAACCATACAAGGAGCTTTTATCTTTTTCTTTGTTTTCTACAATCCAAGATTCTACAACTGTTAAATTGTTTACTTGCATTTTGTGTTCAAGGGTTGCATTGTTTTGATTGCCATTTTGAAAAAATAACTCACTTGCCTTTCTTACAGTATCAGCAGAAAAATATACATAATACTCTTTTTCACCTTGCTTTCTGTATATAGGTTTGTTAGGTATCAATGCAGCACCCATTAATATTTTCTTTTCATCATCTACTTTTGCAAGTTGTATTTCTTGGCTTTTAAGTGCTACAAAATCACTTTCAATTGCGGGCGCTTCAACGATGCTCACTGCTTCTATGCCAGTAACTTCGTTTTCTTCATCCAGAAGAAGTTCAATTATTTCCATTTTTCTTTCCATTGCTTTTTTATTTAAAATGTTGCTGTATCTATTATATTGTTTTCTAATGCTTGTGCAGATGTTACATCACCACTAACTACAAATGCTTTTATTGGTGTGCTGTTCTGCTGTCCTAATGCTTGTGCTACTTGATTAAATCCTGATTGCCCAACAACGTTAAATGCTGGAGCTTGTGAACCTATACCTGTTCCAGCACCTGTTGCAGATGGACCAGGAGGTGGATTTCCTTGAGCTTGAAATTTAGTTTGTGATATTGTTGCAACCTGTGCTGCACCTGTTGCTGCTACAATACCAGCTTTAACAAAGTTCAATCCTGTAAGTGCATCTTGTGGAACTGCTAACTGTGCTATAATACCTTGTGCTGTGCTTATTATTGCCTGACCTATGCTGATTGCTTTGTTGATATTAAATGCCCTTCTTTGTGCTTCCTCATCTTTTCCAGCAAATGCAGTTACAAGCTGACTGATTGCACCAAGTGCTTCAGATGCCATTTGAACTTTTTGCTGCTGTAATTGTTTTTCATTATCAGAAATAGTTTTGTTATTTTCTAATACAGTTTTGGTTAAATCATTATCTAGTGCCTTTTTT